CATAGCGTCGAGATCATCAAGAAGAATCTCTTTAAGTTGGCTACTCCAGAGTTCAGCACGGATCACATGATCCATTGCAGAAGTTACCATTGACATGAGTTAATTCTCCGTTATTGGTAGAAAGAAGAACCTAGTTCTTTAGCTTTCTTTACCATTTCGTATTGGATTTTATCACTATAATATAACGAAGGGTTTTCTTTACGCATCTTACTATAATACGCGCTAGTTCCCTCTTTTATATTATTACTAATACCATCAACTGCGGAAGTGTTAAAAGAACTCTCCGTTCGTTGTGGCGCTGATGATCCAGCTTCCTTAAAGTATGCGAGGACAGCCTGTGGGCTTGTCTCAGCCATTTTACCGATTTGGTCTAGGGTAAGACCGACTTCAGCTGCTTTAGCTTGTAGGACCTCTGAGGCCCTCTCACCGTACTTCTGTAAAAGAGTGTTATTTACAGAATCTCTATTTGTCTTAGCTTGAACTTCCTGTTCTCGCTTAGTAAATAGATCGGATACTTTCTCATCAATAATAGAAGCAATATCTTCCGGTTTCGAAACTTGCTGACTTAGCTCGGATGGTGTTTCCTGAGTGGTACTTGTAGTTTGTTGTTGGGAAGTTATTTGGTCGAGAACACTTTCTAAACTATTCTGCTTTGTTACGTCTTCTCTGAGTTGATCACGCTCTCTTTCGACAGACTTGATATACTCTTGAGCATAGATAGCAGATTTTGCTAGTTCTTCCATTGTCTCATACTTCTTACCAGGACCTACGTATTCGCTGAATACATTTTCCTGCTTCTCACCAGGTTCATTGTTTTCCTCTGATGGTGTAAAAACGTCTTGGTTAGACATAAAACTATTTTCCTTTGTTAAGAATATTCAGGTAGTAGAGCTTTAATTTTATTTATATAAGCTTGCATACCCATTAGAAATGCTTGATGATTAGCCCAGTTAGGGTTATCTAGATTAGTTTTAGCAGCCATCTCTTTACAAGAGACTTCAAAATCTTCATCCATTAAATCTTTTAATCTCTCAACTACTTTCTGAGAAGCAGAGAGATTTTCTTTAAAATATTTTTTATCAGCTTCGTTACTTAAATGCGAAGTCCATCTTATATCGATATTCATCTAGAAAGGAACCTCTTCATCTACTGGAGTCATATCATCCATTTGTACTTGTTGTACCATAGCATTCATAAGCTTCTGAGATTCAGCTTGCTCTTCGATACGTATATTGTCCCTAACAAGATCAAAGCGAGATAGTCCGAGTAAGTCCTCAAACATCTCCGCTTCTTTCTTACCAGAGATATGATTCATGACAGAAGGATCGACTGCAAAGATATTTCTAAAGCCCATATAGTTTTGTACCATTTGGGCTCTTGCTGCAAAGTGTCTCGCACCTACGGGCCGTATTTTACCCTTTGCACGCAAATCATCTTTAGTAATAGACATGAAGTTCTGAACACCAAAATCAGTATCCATAACCCCTATAACGTCTATACCATCTAAATTCTGTCTTGAAATCTCTAACATCGCATTGAGTAGAGGCTCTATAACTTCTATCTCAAATTGTTGTATCTTCTCTTGAAACATCTTGTTAGCGTTGTTCTCAAGAGTTTGTACTTCAAATGCTGTCTTCTCACCAGGAGTTCTAGCACCTATAGCTTGCTTAGGAGCACCTGCAAACTCATCCATCTTCTGTTCGAGAATGGCTATTTGCGTATCTGCTTGTAAAGCTGTAGCTTGTACTTGTAATGGCTCTATGTCACCATCATCGCCAACTATAATCTGTGCAAAAGGTTCCCAATCGAACTCTTCTACATTACCCTTCACCTTAAGGGGTGGGTGAGCTATAAGATCGAACAAATCGGCTTTAATATTCTCTAAGTGATCTATACGATATTGCATACCGACTAGATTATCTAAAGGACCCATTCCGTATAGATTATCAGGACGTTTTCTCCATCCTGAGTGGACCATTGTAGATCTTCCAGCCCAATTAGTATTGTTTTCTCTACGGAGAACTGTAGATCTATCAATTACAGTAATCAGTTGATTTCGTAAGAAGTTACCATCTTTATCATGGATATCTCCTTCAAATTCAAGAATTTCCACATACCCTGACTCTAAGTATTCTGAGTAAGATCCGAAGCCATCTATTACAAAGCCATGTGCCTTTTCCACTTCAGAGGTATCATATCGACTCACTTCATTACGGAAGTTATCGATTGCATTAATTGCATCTAACTGATACTTAGAACTGTGGTTCTCAGCAGCCTCAACACGAAGCTCTCCTAGAGTCTTCAAACTCCTCGTAATCTTATAAGAATGATCAAATGAGATAGAGGTAGGGTTAAAAACAACATCAAAAGGACTAAGTCGTATTGCTCTAGGGCCAGAGTATGTAGAAAATTCAGACCCGAGTTCGTCTATGGCTGTCTCGTGTACATATATTGTATCTGCAAAACAGTTACCATAGTCGATATAGTCGTAAAGAAGATCTGAGATAACTTTACGGAAGTTAGACCTTCGGGTCTTATTTTCCATATAAGACTCGATAGCTTCTCTCTTATCTTTGTCTAAACCTTCTTCAGAATAAGCTTCCCATCGTAACCAGCTGTCATTAGGAAATAATGCAGCCATATAGTTAGCGTGAAGATTATCTCTTATTTGACAAAGCTTAGGAAGAGTAGTCTTATTCTTCCAAGGCAACTGAGCATTAGTAGTTTTAGATGTATCAGTAGCAAAGATATAATCTCTTAACTCTCTTTTCTCAACTTTCCACTTATTGCGGTTGTTGTCTAAAGCCATCCATTTATTTGCTATTTCAACAGCTAAGAAATCCTTACTAATTAGGTTTTCTATTTCTGCAACTCTGCCAGTCATTTATACGCGACTCCGCCAAATTTATTAGAGAAAACTACATTCCCTCTTTTCTTAGATCTCATTCTGTTCCCTACTGGGGCTATTGCAATATCAACAGCTGCTGTAAGAGCATCTTTTATATCGTCATGAGGAGGGTTACCTAGTACTAGTTCTTCTTCTAATAACTGGCAATTACCGCCTCTATAGTGCCACATCTGCATATTGTCATATCGTGGCTCTAGTGTAGCAGCTATACGTTCTTGCTTATTACCTTCATTCTTTGTAGGCCGATATTCATCAACACTAAACATAAGTCCGTAAGGTTTTATATAGCTCTCTTTTAATTCTTTAACTATCATTGACTGTGCAACTGTTACTTCAGCTCTTAGTTTCCTAAATTGCCAAGTATTATATAATGCTGCTATATGTTCAAAAATAGTTTTTATACTTTCTGTTTTAAATCTATCTATTGCTAAAACGTATATGTTATTATCACTATCCACGCCGATAATGACAATAGCAGTAAAATCAGACTTTTTACCAACAGAGAAAGCAAAATCGACCGCTGCAAAGACATTGAGTCGTTTTTCCTTAAAGTACCAATAACCATTATCCATATTAACAAACTTAGGATCGTAGTATTGGAAACGGTCCCTTCTTATTCTGTCAGCAGAAGGGTCGTTAGGATTATTGTAGTACTGAGCGAAATACTGAGTAGCGTCGATATACTCAGCTTTAATATGCATAAGGGTGTTAATATCAAATCCATACCACTTTCCGTCCTCAGCTCTTTGGCGAGGCCACAGAAAGACCATCTCTTTCTCTACAACTCTTTCCATGACTTCATAAATAGGTTCTTTATCAACTATCTCTCCAGTCGTTTCATCTACAACAGCTTTCTCCATTTTGAGGAGAGTATCGTAGAGATCACGAGGATGATAGCGAGTACCTACTACGCAAATAGAAGCTCCAGGGTTTTTAATAGAAGCTAGCTGTGAGTATATAGCTTCAACCTTAGTTCTTCCATCTTCAGTGTACGCATTACTAGGTACAATCATATCATCTAAGTAAATCTTATCTGCGTGAAGACCTGTAATGTTCTTAGTAATACCACCTACTTCTATAGTACAATCACGTATACCGGCAGCTTTTCTAAGTGGATGGTCTACTATAATTTTCTCAGTAGTCCATCTCTCTCTTTTACCTTCCTCAGGATTAATCATTTCAGGCCAGAGGAGTTGATATATATCAGAGGTAAAAATATTCTTTATAGAGTATAACTGAGACTCTGCTAAGTTAGCCGTAGCTGACAAATAAAGTATAGTTACTGTAGGGTCTCGTGTTACATCCCAAGCTGCTCTAACAGCTGCACAATGGCTCTTCATGTGTGCTCGTGGGAGAAGAAGTAGTTGGTTTAACTTAGCTGTTGGCCTTGTCCACCAATTAAATACTTCTGTATGTATTTCTCCGTACTGTCTTTGAGGATTAACTAAGTGAGCGAAGTAATCTAAATCCTCTTCAGCTCTTTTCCTCATAGCTGCTAATCGTTCAATCTCTTTGTTAGAGACCTTACCACTACTTGTCATGTTTTTTCATTCTTTCCGTAATACTAGAAAGAGTAGCACCTAACTTAACTTCAGAGTTTAAAGCTGCTTCTTTTTCCGCTTTAGTAGGTCTGCCACGCTTCGGTACATTTTCTTCATAAACAATTTTAGCAGCAGTAACATTACCCCCAGCAGCAGCATCAAGTAAGGTATTTTTTGCCATAGCTTTTTGCCGAGTTTCTTTTTCAGCATCCCATTCCTTCTTATGTTTCTGAAACCAAGAAAGTTTACAAAGTGCTTGCCAGTGCTTCCAATCTCCGAGTATCCACATAGCTGCTTCATACTCAGTATCGAACTTCATATATTCTACATAGATAGAAGGTAATCCACTATGAGGAGTACGTCCCAAGACCATTACTGGTTCATTAGTCTTGGCATATCGTAATTCCCAAAAAAGAGATTGTGTACGATAAAGATTGTTATCGCCTGATAATTCTTCCCGAGTAAATAATGTAGTCTTCTGTTCAGCCATTATGTCATCCAACTAGAAGGAGCACCTATTTGTATAAACTTACCAAGATCTTCGTCATACTCAAACTCTACGCTCAATCTTTGTCCGGCTGTTCCTGAAGAACCTGATATAGAAGTAACCCATTTACCTGCATTAAATGAAACAGTGTGGCTTCCTGTACCGTCTTGTATGAAAACTAGTCGTAATCTATCACCATCTGTAGCATTATTTGTTGTAGTACTTAAGGTAACATTACCTGTTAGTGTCATTTCTTGAGTTAAAGCAAAACCTAAAGTAAGATTAATAGTTCCGGTTTGATTACCTAAATCCTGTCTTGGCCCATCAAAATTAGTGTACGCTGTCTCATATGTATATCCGCCAGAATTATATACACTGTTTACTATAGAAACATTATTAGATACTCCAGTTATAGATTCAGAACCTATAGATTCGTCTATACCGCCTATATAAGAGTTAACAACTTTTATATAAGAGTCAGTATCTGCACAGTTTATAGCCTTATCCCACCTTGACCACTA